AAAATCACCTTTGGTACCACCCAAATATTCAATTACCCAATGTGTCATTTACTCTTCTTTTTCTTTATGCCAGCAAACATATCATGTTCAGTAATTACTCTGAATTGTAAGCCTTGTCTATTACAAAATTCAACTGCTGCTTTCCATTTAGCTTGATTTACTACAGCTTGAATTTGTGCTTTTTGGCTACGACCAGCATTTTCTAAAGTAGTTTCTTTATACGGTTTTATTTCTACAATTTCTGCTTTTTTATTGCCTTGTGCATCTTCATAAATTATAAAAAAATCTGGAACATAACTTTTAGTTTTACCAACAATTGGGTTAATATATTGAATAGATATACTTTCACTTGCCCAATGTTTGATGGCAGGATTTTCATCTAAAAAATTCATAAACTTTAATTCCCAACTACTGCGGTATCTAATACTTCCGCGACCAGCATATTTTTCTGGATTCTTTGGGGTAAAAAATCCTTGACTAAATTTCATACTCATGGTAATAAATTTCGTGCAACATTAGGACTTACTGAAGTATTGTTTTTATATCCTAATTTGCTAGTTGCACCTTTTGAACTATTAAAAAAACTTATTAAAAGTTGTTTAACATTATTACTATTTGGCGCAGTTTGAAATTGCTGAATAACTTCAAGAGGATTTAAATTATTGTTATATGTTAAAGAAATTACACTTTGCGCAAGTGCATTGGCAGCGTCCGCACTTTTTGTTAATGTTAAAAAATAACCATAAACTTGTCCCCATACATCTGCACTCGTTTGTATAGGCTGACTAAAATACCCATTAAAAAATGTTTGCGAACTATCATATGTTGTGGTTGAAGGTATATTAGACATAAAAATATTTATCTTACTTATTATTGTTATATTTTATATAACTTTCTGCAATATTTGCTACATTAGTGCCAGGTGCTATGTTTATTTGTGCAATATGAGAAGCTGCTATTGCAATTTCACTGCTGCTATATCCTTGAGAAGCAAGTGTTTCTTGCCAAGTTTGACTATTATAAGTAGGATTTACTGGACTTACTGGATTTGTAAAATCAATATTACTTGGAATGCTCGACGGTTGCCCATAATTTATTGTTCCAATATTATTAACATTGGCAGGATTATCTATATATTGTTGTGATAAAAGTGTTTGTGCAGTAATAGAATTAGTAAAACCATACTGATCTAGAGTTGTTTGCGGAACTGTTGCTATAAATTCAGCAGCACTATTAATTTGAGTAACATTGTAACCTTGATTAAAAAGAGCAGACTGAAAAGTTCCATCTGAATAAGGATTTACTGTAGCCGCTACTGTATTATTTGTATCAGGATTAATATAACCGATGGCAGCTTCTGGATTTGCTATCGGTTGTACATCTGGTGGATTTTGTGAAAATACAGGATTATTAATATCAGCAACAGGAAATACAGTATTTCCATTTTGTATGCTGTTATTATAATTAATACTTGCAAGTTCAAAATCAGTCAAACCAGTATTACTTGTTGGATTATATTGGTTTGCTTGATCTATAAAGCCAAAACTGCCACTTTGAGATTGTCTAGCTTGCACAGGATTAATAAAATTGTCTGGTTGTGGCACGAGTTGTCCAGTGCTTGGGTCTTGGAAATAACCAGCATATTGCCCACTCAAATCACTAACATTATTATCATAGTATGCTGCATCGTTGAAACCAGGAATTCCTTGAGTATATCCATCTTCATATGTTACGCCATTATAGCGTAATTGCATTGTTGCTTCCATTATCCCTTGTGTTTCAAAATAATCATGTTTATCATGGCTAAAACTAGTAATAATTGGTGACATCAAAGTTATTTTATTTGTTTGACCGCCAAACATACTATAAATTTCAACTGCACTAAAGAAAGGAGTTAAACTGCCGTTATCCAATCCCCAACTACTAAAACGTCGTGTTTGATAACGATCATCATGATTATAATCACTTAAACTATATTGACCATCGGCATAGTAATAATTGTAATAGTTTTGCCACAATTCACGCAAACCATTGCTATTATCATCATGGAAAACTATATTCACAGGTTCATACTTTACACGATCTTGAATATAAACATGTCTATTATATTGATTTAAATCTTTTACATCAAAAGTAAAACGAGGCAAATCAATATTTTTAACAAGATATCCAATTTCTTGAGTGCTAATATAGCTTGGAACATCTCTTGCTAGAACAAAATTTACATAAAAAAGGTACTTATATTTTGGACTTCTTGCAAAACTATTGGTGCGAAATATCTGCGAAGCATGTGCATAATCATGCACCTGTCCGCGATTGGCAAGGCTGTTAAGGAATGATCCTAACAATGAACTCATATTACCAATCCTTAGCCGGTAATTGCGGCACCGCGAGTTCTAGTTACGCTTTTTCCTACACCATTAGTTGTTGGTATTTGCAATGCATTATCATAACGAAGTGTTAAGCTAATAGTTGCTGGATCATTGCTTGTATAATCAAAACTGTTATAATTAACTTCTTGAATAAAGCAACCATACAACTGCCAAGTTTCTAGAGTGTTAGGAGTTGCAGCACCATTGCCGCCATCTAGAGCTTCAAACTGAGTAATGAACTTATAATCAATACCACTAACAGCACTAGCTTGTTCAGCAAAATCAAATTGTTTCTGAATTTGTTCGCCAACAAGTAAGCGCACACTGCCATTTGCATCATCACGCAATTCGCAAGTAACTGTTTGCCATTCTGGTTTGCCTTGCAAATACATCTTACTATTATAAACATCAATAGTAATTGGATTGAAGTTTAGGTTTGGACGTGTAAAATTCATAACCTGTTTTGTTAGTTCTGTAGTAGGGCTTGTCACTCCAAAATTAAGGAATGTAACTCTAAAACGATATTTTAACAAAGGCATTAATAAGCCTTGATTGCCTGCACTCTGGTCACTATTACTAGCCACGGGTGTTGTCATTTTTAGCAATGATGCAACTGCCATCTTAATTCTCCTATAGTATTATTTATAACAGATTGCCCTATTTTATTTTAGCCGTATATTAAAAAAGCCGCTATTGCTAGCGGCTTTTTTTGTTTTTATGCAAAATATGTTAAACAGATACCGTACCAAGTGCAACACTAGGTGTAGAATTGCTTAAACCACCTTGTCCAGCACCTGTACCAGCAATTGCACCTGTGTGCAAGATACGAACTGGAATGTAGATAAACTCTACTGCCTTTGTTGGTTCGATTGCAATATCAATGTGTAATTCATTGCGATCAATAGTGCTTGGTGTGTTGTTTGTAGTATCACAAACAACAAGGTAATCATATAAACCACGTTGCGCAACAATATCATTTAACAAACCACTTACTGCTTGTGTTGCTTCATTTCTAGTAACAGTGTCATTCGGAGCAAAAACAAGAGGCTTAGCAATGCGTTCAAGGTTGTAACGCAGATAATTGATCAAACGTGCGACATTGATACGATCAAGTGCAGTTGCTGCTGCCTGACGAGTATGGTTGCCGTAATTCAAGATACCATCTGTTGGGAATACTGCAACAGGATTGACATTATTTTGATATAGAAGATCACGCAATCCTTGGTTAGTTCCAATACTATAAAATTGTCCAGTAGAACGATCTACATAACCAATTTTTAGAACATTGTCAATTTTACCACGAATACTGCCCGCTGGTGCAAACCACGGCGCACTTGCTTGGTCACTCTTTACAATCATGCGTAGAATTGCATGAGTCATTGGAACAACCACTTGTCCAACACCATCAAGAGCATTGGTGTAAGCAGCACCTGGATAGAATACGCCAACATATGGATCATTTGTTACTAATCCATCTTCGCCATCATTTGCTGCACTGCTTGCATTAGTAACATAGTTATTAACTGCAGTTGTGTCGCTACTTAGTCCCATTGGAGTATCTGCCAAGATAAATCCTGTATTACGACGGTCATTGTTCAAACTTGCTAAATTTTGAGTAAGTTCAGGATAACCAGGGCACACAAGAAGATTAAAATTATTTTGATCTTCACGTGCAGTAATACTATTATCTACTGCTTCTTGTAAAGCACTAACAATAACATTACGAACTGCCTTGCGACCCATATATGGCACACCAAGAGAATTCTTTCCACTATAACTCTGCCAAGTTGAAGCAACATTTGGCAAGCTTTGTAGAGGATAATTTGTACTATTAAATTTGCTAGTAACAAATTGCTTCACGTTGAAACTACTGCGACGAGTGTTGAAAAGCAATGTACCACGTGGATAAAGTTGTGGGTTTGGTGCATCCAAATCTATATAATCACTTGTTAGCAGACTTACAATAGTTGGTTTTGCATCAATTGCTGGATCGGCGGTACCTGCAGTATCCCAACGTGCATCAGCAAACAAGATACCATTTTGTGTTGTTCTGTCAGTATTATCAATAAGAACCCATTGATCAGTTCCATTCACACGCTGCCAACGGTAGATAGTTGGATAATTTTCTAAGTTTGCAGTTGAAACCCATATATCACCATATACAAGAGCAGTACCATCAGTTTGTTTTGTTGGCTTGCTGCTGCTTATGATAGCACCCAGTGGATCAGTCTGAGACAAATCATATCCACGACTGTCGCTGGTTACGTTTTTATATCCTTTCCATATAGTGCCATTGCTAATCATGATATCAACTTCTAAAGGAGTTTGATAATACCACAATGTACCATTGCTTGGCGCAGTAACTGGTGCAGTTGGTGTTTGATACAAATTAGAAGGCGCTTGCCAATATGTAGCGACAAGAGGAAGTCCTTGTACATAAGGAGTGATATCACTTACAAAATTTGTAGTACTGTTTGGAATAAAACCAGCACCACCACTTGTGCCAGTGCTTGGAGCAGTAACTCCAGTCAGCGGTGTGCCAATTGTTTCAAAAAATACAATTTCTCCGCCGCTTTGATGACTGAATTGAATATTGCCACTGCTTGTTAATTGGCAGTTTAAATAAGGAATATTTAATGCAAGAACATCGCTTACAAAACTTGCAGCAGTTGTGCCACTTACATTAACAGTATATGTATTACTATTAGTTGTGCCACCAGGTATATTAGTTTGAATAGTAAATTGGTTAAAATAAAGAGTTGTAGTGCCTGTTGCCGTTGCATTTGCTGAAAGTGTAATACTTGTATTTGCAACAACACTTGATACTGTTGTTCCACTAGGAATACCTGTGCCAGTTACTTGCTGACCAGCAGTAATACCAGTTGTATTTGATAATGTAACTGTCGGACTACCGCTAGTAGTACCAGCACCACTATAGCTACCTGTGAAAGTTGGATTTGTAAGTGAGCCTGTGATAGAAGTTGGTTGCCCGTTACCCATCCATTCCCATACAATGTAAGTTCCTTTGCCTTGCCCACCAACATCAGGCTTTACAATTAATGTACCATTTGGAATACCAAGACCACCCAAAGTAGGATCGATTCCATAAGTTGCAAATCTACGACCATTATAAACTGGTGCAGGAACTGAATCCCAATTATTTGTAGCACTATTCCAACGATAAATTGTAAAATTAGCACCGCTATTTACTGCGGTTGTTTTTAGCCAAACACTTCCAGTTGGACGAGGAGTAGAATCATTTGTAGTCCAAGTAGGAATCTGATAGTGCGGCGAAGCAACAAATGCAGGACTTGCATATGTGCCAGCAGCTATATAAAGTCCGCTTGTAGCAGATAGTATGCTACCTGAGTTATTGGAAATAATCATTTTTCCATCAGTCACACTACCATTGCTTTGTGCGGCACTTGTTACAAAGAAGTTAAAATAGCCGCCAATTACTGCTGCTGTAACACCTGTGATTGATGCACTATTGATTTGAGTAGCAAGAGCAGTTGCAGTTGTACCACTCAAAGTGATTGTTGTTCCATTAATTACAATAGAGTTACCGTTTGAAAGTGTGCCAGCAGCACTTGAACCAGTAACAGTAGGTGTTTTTCCTTGCCATGCAGTTGTGCCTACCAGATTCCAACTATTATCATATGCTTTAAAATAGATAGGATTTTGTACATTTGTAGCTACTACTGCAAAACTTCCGACAGTACCAATACTTGTTAGCGGCACACCATTATTAAGTTGTGATGTACTTGTAATAACAGTTGGAGTTTGAGCATTAAATGCTTGAATACTTGAAACCCAATATTGAATTCCATAATTAGTTGTTGCTGTATCTAACCATAATGTTCCGCCAGCAGGATTGCCATATGGACGGCTACTGCTACCAATAAGTGAATTTAAATCAACATCTGCACGTAAAACATAGGCTTGGTTAGTAATAGCAAGAGTGCTGTGAGCAGCCATTAAACCATATTCAGCCAATTCACTTCCAAATAGACGATTACCACTTGCATCACTTGGGAAAATAGGTAAGCCATAGTTAGAAAGTAATTCTTTTTGGCTTGAAATTAATTGTAATACGTTAGCTTTTGCTTTGGTAGTATAAGTTGCAATACCACCAGCAGTGCTAGTTTTGTCTTGCGCAGTAGCAAGAAGAATAAATGGTACTGTACCAGGACCGGTTGGAGCATAATTGCTTTCATCAATTACCGATACTGATACGCCAGGAGATACTAAAGTTGCCATAGGGTCTTTTCCTTTTAAGGTTAATAATATTTAGCGGATAGACCTAAAAGACCCTTGTTCTGACGGTTATATAT